CGTCAGCGCGGAAACCCGCCGGAAATCACCTATTGACAAGTTACGCCACGTTTGCCCTTTAATTAGTCACGCTCTAGATTTTGCGTCTCGGCGACGAAAAGGGGTCCAAGTATGCCCTACGCGCCGCCAAAACATCGTCCCCCAGGATGGCGACCTCCCGCTTCCAAAGGCACCGATCCCTACTACGGCAGCGTCGCCTGGAAGCAACTGCGCCAGCGCGTCAGACGCCGCGATCGTGGGATCTGCGCCCGGTGCGGAGCGCCCGATTCGTGGAAAGTCGACCACGTTCAGCCGCGCTCCGAAGGCGGTGCGGATCACGAGTGGAACCTCCGGCTCCTCTGTGACGACTGCGACGCCAAGCGTCACGCGGAGAAGGGCAAGGTCTGGCGTTGAGAGGAGCAGGCACATGGCAGTTGGCGGGCAGAAACCAAAGCCAGCGATCCTGAAGGAACTGCACGGCTCTACGCACCCGATCAATCCGGATGAGCCGATCCCCGAGGGTAACCTCAGCGACAATCCGGCTGAGTGCCCGTCGCACTTCGCCGCCGACCAGCGTGAGGCCTGGGAATACCTGATCCAGCATTCGCCGCCGACGCTGCTGAAGCGGCTCGATGTCGGCCTTCTGGAGGCTTACGTCGTCGCGCTCTGCTTCCATCGGCGTGCGGTGCGCGAAATGGGCGAGGCGGATCTTCTGCATCAGGAAGGCGCGCGGGTATTCGCGGCTCCACTGATCTCCCTCATCAACAAACAGAGCGACCTGGTCCGAAAGCTGGGCAACGAACTGGGCTTCAGCCCGGTCTCTCGCCCACGGATCTTCGCCAATGGACCAGCGACCGCCGCGCTGAGCGCCAGCCTGAACAGTGCCGCGCATGCGCGCCCCAAAGACGCCGCAAGCCAGAGCCTCGAAGCTTACCTCGCCGACGCGCCCTCAGCCACGTCCCACTGACGCGGTCGGCGCCTACGCCTGGGATGTCCTGAACGGTAAGGTCGTCACCGGCACGCTTGTCAGGCTGGCATGCGAGCGACACTTCCGCGACCTGGCCGAGGCGTCGGAGAAGGGCTACGTCTGGCGGCCGGACATCGCCGAGTATGCGATCCGCTTCGCGAATTTCTGTCGGCATTCGAAAGGCGAATGGAGCGGCCAGCGCGTTAGGTTTGAGCCTTGGCAGGCATTTGTTCATGGCTCCGCGTTCGGTTGGTTGCGGAAGGACGGGCTCCGAAGGTTTCGGGTTGTTTACGAGGAAATCGCGCGGAAGAACGGGAAGTCGCTGAGCGCCGCCGTCGTCGCCCTTCAGTGCCTTGTCGCCGACAAAGAGCCTGGAGCGGACGTCTACTCCGCCGCCACCAAGAAAGATCAAGCGCGGATCGTGTTCGATGAAGCGCGCAGGACGGTGCTCCGATCCGAGGATCTCCAGAAGACCATCTCTGTCTATCGCGCATCGCTCGCGGTAGACCACACGCTCTCCAGCTTCCAGCCGCTTTCGTCGGACGACCGCACGCTGGACGGTCTCAACCCGCACGCGATGGTCATCGACGAGCTACATAAACACAGAAACCGGTCTGTGCTCGACGTGCTTGATACCGCCATGGGCTCCCGCAGACAGCCTCTGATGTGGATCATCACGACGGCTGGCGACGACAACCCCGAGAGCGTCTACGCCCAGGAGCACACCTACGCCGCCAACGTGGTGTCACGCAGCTTCGTCGATGACGAATGGCTGGTCTACATCGCGACGGTGGATCCGGAAGACCGCTGGGACGATCCAAAGGTCTGGATAAAAGCAAACCCGAACTTGGGCGTCAGTGTCAAGCTGGACGACCTCACGCGCCAGTGTCGCGCGGCAAAGCACAACCCAGCCAAGCAACAGGAATTCAAACGGCTGCGGTTGAACATGCGCACGGCGTCCACGTCACAGCTGATCTCGGGGCCGCTCTGGGACGCCAACTCGCTCGGACCGTTCGATCCGGCCGAGATGCACGGTCGGCGCTGCTTCGCCGGCCTCGACCTGTCGTCGAAGATCGACTTGTCGGCATGGATCAAGCTGTTCCCGCCGGTCGAGCAGGGCGAGCGTTGGAGGGTGGTGGCGCGGTTCTGGATGCCGGCCGACACGGTGGAGCAGAAGACCGACCGCGATCAGGTCCAGTACCGCCGCTGGATCAATGAGGGGCTGATCGAGGCCACCGAGGGCAACATCATTGACCATAACGAAATCGAACGGGCCGTCCTTGAGGATGCTCGGCTCTACGATATCGCGGCGGCTGCGTATGACCCGTGGAACGCCCAGCAACTGGCCAACAACCTCCAAAGCGGCGGCGTCCCGGTGAAGGAATTCATCCAGGGCATCCGGTCCTACACCGCGCCGACCAAGGAACTGATGGCGATGCTGCTCGCCAGCAAGCTCGACCACGGTGACAACCCGGTGCTGCGCTGGATGGCGCTCAACCTCCGGGTCAAGACCGACATCAACGACAACTACATGCCGACGAAGCGACTGAGCATAGGCCGGATAGACGGTTCGACGGCCCTCATCATGGCCATCGGTCGAAGCATGGACGATGACACCGCCGGATTGGAAGGCTTCCTGACCCGGCCGGTGTTGTGATTCAACCTGGAGGTTCCTATGACATCTGACGCCCCGACGAAGCCGCATGATCCCGACGACGATCAGCCGCCTGTCCCCCCGCCACCGCCGCCTCCGAGACCCGGCGCTCCCCCTGCCTGATTGGGTGGGCTTCCTCCCCAACCCGATCGGGATGGCTCCCGTCCCGGCTTCCGCAAGACTGCCGGGACGGTTGGCCCCAGTGACGGCTGAGCTTTGCCTCGCCTGCATGCGCTACCATCCGCCGCCCCAATGCGATCATGACGCCACCTTGCTGTGCCAGTTCTGTCTGAAACCTCGTGGCTACCGCTGGAGTGAGGCGGACGGCGAGGCTGCCGGCCGCGCCAACCAGTGCTGGTGGTGCTGGCGTGGAAAGGAGACCGCCGATGCCCGACAGCGCGATCCCCAAACCGATTGATCCGTTCCACATCGAGGAGATCGCTTCCGTGCAGTCGGGCCTGCTCGCGCACCTGAAGGACGATCCAGTCGATATATCCATCAAGATCGCGGCATTGCGCGCCACGGCTGATCTCCTGCAGCAGTCGATCTCGATGACGGTGCTGGCGCAGCAGGTTTACTCGATCCTTCAGCCGAAGAAGCCCTGAGGCGCGACCGTGTGGAAATGGCTGAAGCTGAAGGCGGTCTCGACGATCGCCAGCGGGGTCGGCTTGAACGATCCTCGCCTGTATCACTACTTCGGCGCATCGGAGACCTACGCCGGCGAGACGATATCCATCGAGAGCGCGATGCGCATCGACACCGTCTGGGCCTGTGTGCGGCTGATCGCGACGACCATCTCGACGCTGCCGGCGCAGACGTTTCAGAAGCTGCCTGACGGCCGCGGCAAGCTGATACGGGACATTCCGCTCTATTTCCTGCTGCACGACCAGCCGAACGCGGACATGACTGCCACGACATTCTGGGCTGCCATGGTGGCGTGCCTGTTGCTGTGGGGGAACGCCTACGCGGCGATCGACCGCCGGACCGATGGCACGGTCGTCGCGTTGATGCCGCTGCTGCCCAACCGCCTGACGGTGACGCGGGAGACTGACGGATCGCTCACGTATCATTACGCGTGGCAGAACGTCCGCCGGGACTACAACGAGGACGAAATCTTCCACGTCAAGGGCTTCTCGATGGACGGCTACATGGGCCTGTCGCCCATCTCGCAGGCGCGGGAGACGCTCGGGATCGCCGTAGCCGCCGAGAAGTCCGCCGCGAGCTTCTTCAGAAATTCAATGCGGCCGTCGATGGTTTTGAAGGCGCCCCTGTTCCTGAACGATACGCAACGCGAACGCTTCGGCGACGCGTGGATGGAGAAATTCACCGGCTCGGTTTCCGCTGGCCGTGTCCCGCTGCTCGAGGGGGGCTGGTCTCTGGACCAGATCACCATGAAGCCCGAGGACGCCCAGCTACTCGCGTCGCGTGCTTACTCAGTCGAACAGATCTGTCGATGGTTCGGTGTCTCGCCTGTGATGGTCGGACACATGGACAAGTCGACTGCCTGGGGCACCGGCCTGGAGCAGATGAACCTGTGGTTCCTGACCTATGGCCTACGGCCCTGGCTGCGCGCCATCGAGCAGGAGATCACGCGGTCGGTTCTGACCCCGGCTCAGCGCATTCTTTATTATTGCGAGTTCAATGTTGACAGCCTGCTGCGCACCGACAGCGAGAAGCGAGCGAACATGATGAAGACGTTGGTCGATGCCGGCATCAACACGCCGAACGAAATGCGCTCGAAGAACAACGACCCGCCTCTCGAGGGCGGCGACAAGCTGACCATGGCCTCCGGCCGCATGCCGCTCGACACCCTCGGGCAGCAGCCCGTGACACCATCTCCGTTTCCACCGCCTGACCCTGGCCAACAGCCGGGTCGGGGCCCTCCAGCAGCCCAGGCGGGCGCATAGGAGACTGCCGCCATGTCGCAGCCTGAAGTCTTCCGCGTGCCGTTCTCCGCCGAACTCAAGTTCGTGGACTCTGGCGATGTTGGCGAGATCGGCGGTTACGGCTCCGTGTTCAATGTGATCGATCTGAATGGCGACATGATCGTGCCGGGGGCGTTCGACGCGACGCTCGCGGAACAGAAGTCCGCCGGTCGCGTGCTGCCGATGTTCGGCGAACACAGCTTCGCATTCCTCGGTGGCGACCCGTATCCGGTCGGCATCTGGACCGATGTGCAGCCGGACGAGAAGGGCCTGCGCGTCAAAGGCAAGCTGGTCAGCCTGCAGCACCCGGACGTCAAGCGCGTCCACGATCTGCTGAAAGAGGGCGCGATCGGAGCGATGTCGATCGCCTTCAAGGTGCGCGAGGGCGGTTCCGTCAAGGGGACCAAGGTCGGCGAACCGCGGCGAAAG